GATCCCCGGCGGGCGCTTCAGCTTGATTTCGCCATAATGCCGGTGATGCCGGTTGTAGCCCATGCCGCCGGCCACGCCGCCCGAGATTCCGGTAGTGCCGTAGTAGCCAAATTCACGCACGCCCCAGCCGGGAAAGTGGTCGAGATATTGAACGAACGTCGAGCGCACCAGGGCGCAGTTAGTGAGAAGCTCGCAGTGCATGCGCGCGGCTTTGATGAGCGACGCAATTTTCACATCGTCGTTGACCACGCTGACCGGCACCCGCAGCCAGTTCTTCATATCGGCCAGGGAGACAAGCTCCGGGCCCAGCGTGCCTGTGCGGACGAGAGAATTCATGGGGGAGGAAAATCGCTTCTGGCTTCTAGCTTCTGGCTTCTAGCTAGTGGCTAGCGGCTAGGAGCGGGTTTCGTTCTGGTAGGCTTCGGGAAACAGATCGAACAGCGGCCGCTCGAAGTCTCTGGGCGGCCCACTCAAGCGTTCTTTGCTTGGGTGGGGATTTTCGGGAAAGAGTTCGAGCTGAGTGGTTTTAATCCGGTTATAACCGGGTTTCCCCGGCCGAACGCGCCGTTTAGGACGATAGAAAGCTTCTTCCGCGGCTGCGGCCACGGTAACTAGCGGACGCCAGGGCTCGGGCAAGCGCAGCAGCGCCTTCGCGGCGACCTTATGGCCTCCGCCGGCCTGGCGGACTGCCCGGAGATGGTAGCTCTTGTTGAACATGCGGCTTTCATCGCTTTATGCCCTAAGAATGATGCAAATTGAGTCATTGAGTCAATGAATCATTGAGTCAATTCGTCGGCGATCACCGGGACGACTTCTTAAAATGGCGGCCCGACGGTTGGACGGCTTTCGCCAGCTCGCGAACGGTTACTTCCGGAAGTATGGCCACCGTCCCGGGCGGCACCAGATCGGTTACAACTACGGGCAGTCCCGCGACTTCCTGCCCCGAAAAATCAATCCGCGTGGCCTGCCCGCTGGCAAGCATCTCATTAGCCTCTTCTTCGCGCACTTCGAGCGTCTGCCCGGCGTCGCGGCCGTCTGTCATTTGAATAAACATAGGATCTCCAGAAAAGATTGACTCAATGAATCAATGACTCATTGAGTCAATAACTCCAGCCCGCAGCTCCGAGGCAGGTTCTCCCGGGAGCCGCGTGCTGAAAGCCTTATTGGGTCGCCGATTGGCTGGCCACGTTTCCGTAACGCGCGCCCGAAAGAATCACGAGGACGGAGGCCATGTCGATCGCCGCCGGTGAACCGATAGTGATACCGACATAGGATTCGACTCCCAGGGTGCCTTCGAGAGGCGCTCCGGTTGCCGCTTCCAGTTCGTTGGCGTCAATCTCAATCACGATCAGCCCATTGGGCGGCCAATCGCCCGCGGCCAGCGTGATGCCCGCGGCAGTGGCGTTCTGAATCGAGCTCAGCACGTCGTTCCCGGCGCCGCCGAGCGCCTGGAAGTAGTAGTTGAAGGGAATGGCAAACGGATTCGCTCCGGCGGCCGACGAACACAGGCTGACCGTAATGGTTGCGGCATCCTGCGTAGCTTCCGCGCCTGAACTAATGGCGATGGAAGCATGTTTATAGTTCTTCATGGAAAAAGCTGGGTTGATGAGCCCGGTGCCGCCGCTGATCGATTGCGGAGGCAGCAGGTTTATCACGTGTCCAGCTTCAGAAATGTTGAAACCGTTCATGGTGAGATCTCCTGAAATGGAATTGTGAAATTCGGCTGCTAGCTGCTAGCTCCTGGCTAGAAGCAGGTTTTGCCCGAAGCCAGAAGCTAGAAGCGGTTTTACCGGCTCGCTCCCGAGGCCAGGCCGAGGAATGGAGACAGCGTGGGCCCGCCGCTCTTCGGCGTGAGCGGCTTTTTCCAGATCGTCTGCGCATCTGCCCGGTAAGTGAAGCGGAACGTCATTTCGTCCTGCACGAACCGCACGTGCATGCTGGCAGCCGCCTGCACTGCGCCTTTATCGGCGAGCAGCACTTGCGACATGTCGGCCAGCACAATGTCACCAACTGTGCCCAGCACGGCATTGTGTTCCGTGGGTATCACGGGAATGCCGAGCAACTGGCCGTAAGGGCCGGGCAGACCGTAGTATCCCGGTGGGTGGTACAACAAAATTGCGGTCGCGCCCGTACCTAACTGCAACGCGAACAGCTGCGGGATCACGCTCTGGTCAATGAACCAGGCCGCGCCCGGCATTTGGCCCGCGTTGACCGCTCCTAACAGATTTTCGGTCGCAACGGAGGCAATCGAGCCGAGCAGGCCGGGATGCCAGAACTGCGCCCACATGGCCAGCACGTCGGCGGTTACGACCACGGTGGCAGTCGTGCCCGGCGAGAGTTTCAGGAAAGCCTGCGTGTTCAGGATGCCCAAAGGCTGCCCGGCGCCGCTTCCGTTGAATAATGCGTCTTCCACGCGGAAATTGATTTCTGTGGGCAGGTTGTTCATGATCCAGCCTTCGAGAGCGGCCGCGTCTGCGAGCAGCTCGTCGGTGGCATAGACCAAAGCAGTCAGCTTGTTCAGCACCAGTTCCACGACGCGGAACTTCGGCCGGCTGCTGAGAAACGTATCCGCTTCGTTCTGCCAGAAGGCGAGCACGCCGCCCATGCGCGATCCATCGGCCCGGCCGTCTTCGTCCACAACCTTCAGCTTGAGCCGGTTGGAATTGGCGCTGATTGGCTGCCGCGTGCAGCGGCGCGTAATTTCGCCAGTCGCGTAGGTGCGCTGGTAAATGCGGTCGCTGGTATCGGCGCCCACCAGAAAGCCGCCCTCGGAAGGCACAGCTTCGTTGAGTGCGCCATCGGAGCCGCCCGAGGCCTGGAAGTTGCCCTGCGCGTCGAAGTCGCCCTGCATCAGGCGAGAATCGGGACGCCCGGTGCGCGCGGCGCTGGCCACGGCGACGAGCTGCTCGCCGAATGATTTGAAACCGTCCTTGCGGGGAGCGGGATCGCTGGCGCGGTGATTGTCGTTCTTGATCGCGCCCATGGTTTTTTCGCGCTCGAGCTGGGCGGCAACTTCTGCGAGCATGAAGTCTTGCTGACCGAGCGAAACCTTCAGAGGCTTCATCTTCTCGGTGTTGGCGTTGAACTGGCTGGCTTCATCGGCCGTGAGGTCACGCTTGGCAGCGTCGGCGGTATCCAGCAGGGTCTGATTGGCTTCGATCACGCCCGCGATTTTGGCCTCAATTTCGACCTTGCGCTGGCGGATGGAATCAATGCTTGCGGTCTTCATAATGACTGACTCCTTCGTTGAAATGAACTGCTCTCCCGGGCGCTTCCAATCGAAGGATTGAGAGTGTTTCGGGCACGAAAAAAGCCCGCGTCGGCGGGCTCCTGAAAATCGGTTTTGGGTGCCCCGTTCTAAAACGCGTTCCCAAGCGTTTTAGGGCGGGGGTTTTGACTTGTTTTTGGTTTACGAACCCCACCCTAAACGCTGAAAAGCGCGTTTAGAATGGGGCACCCTCGAGATTGTTTTTTACGAAAGCGACAACTGGCGGCGGCGGCGGCGCATGGCCAGCGCGCGGCCGGCTTCGGCTTCGGCGGCGATCTGTTCGGCCTGGCCAACCGTCTGACTAATGGTTTTGCTCTTCGGGCCGCCTTTGAAGTCGCAGGCTTTGCACGCTTCGCATCCGCACTGGCAGCTCATGTCATCGGCGCGCGCGTTGCCGGTTTTGGTTTCGCAATTCTGGCAGGCGACGCAGGTGCAGTTGCAGGGCTGATCGTCGCCCTGGTCAGGCTCGTCCGGATCGGACGGATTTTTAGCTTCTAGAGCTTCTAGCTTCTGGCTACTAGCTAGAAGCGAGGAGCTAGCAGCGCCTTTTTTCACTCCATATTTGCCCAACACCTCATCCAGCGTGCCCACGCGATCGGCGAGGTTCTGTTTCACGGCGTCGCCGGCGAGCAGGCTGCGGCCCTGGCCATAACCGTCGCGCACCGCGGCCTGCGATGCTCCGCGATACTGGCCAATGGCCTTCACGAACATGCTGTAGTAGGCGTCCACTTTGCCCTGAAAGGCTTCACGGGCTTCCGGCGAGAGCGGTTCCGAGGGATTGCCTTCGGCTTTATATTTCCCCGCTTTAATAACGCTGATTTTGATGCCATCTTTGGCCAACGCCTCCGATTCGTCCTGGTGCAGCATGTACACCCCAATCGAGCCACACTGGCCGCTCGGCGTGACTACGACTTCGCCGGCAGCCGCAGCCAGCCAGTAAGCCGCGCTGCAAGCCATGGCATTGCATACGGCGGTAATGGGCTTCTGCTTGCGCGCTTCGAAGATCTCGCTGGCCAGCTCCATCACGCCTTCAACGGATCCGCCTGGACTGTCGACATCGAACACGATGGCTTTGCAGTTGCCGTCCTCGAGCGCCTGACGGAATTGCGCGGTGAGTTTCTGAATCGATGCCCCGCCGGGCCCGGAAATATCCATCATGCTCATGCGGTGAGCGACCACGCCCATCACGGGAATCACGGCCACGGTGCCGCTCGAAGCTCCGTTGCGAGAGCCGCTCCGAGCTTCGCTTTCGAGAAAGCGAAACTGCGGCTCGGCGTGGCCTTTGTAGCCGTTGCGCTCGTTGGATTCGGCAATGCGATCGCGAATCTCATCCACGGAAAACTTCACCCCGGAGGCCTGCAGGCGAATCAACTCCTGCATCGACCACAGAGTTTCCTCGCGCAAAGCCCAGGCGCGGCTACAAACTTCAGCAACAATGCGGGCATATTTCATAAAGGCAGCTCCTAGCTATTAGCTCCTAGCTTTTAGCTTTCAATGACTCAATGACTTATTGATTCAATGACTCAATGCTTCATTACGCAGTTACGCAGGCAGCATCGAGGACCAGGTCGGCGAGATGCGCCGGTTCTTCTTCTTCGATCATGTCGATCGCGATACCCAGCATGCTCGGTCTCGTCGCAATCAGCAATTCCATGTGCGCGCTGCAATATCTCCACGCTTCCGCGTCTGAGATCGCCAATGTCTGGGCGACTACCGGAGCAAAATCACGATAAAATTCCCCAACATCAGCCTTAAAAGAGTCGGGATCCCCTTTTGCCGCCAGCTTGCTCAGCGCCTTTACTTCGCGGCGTACCACACGGCCCGCAGAAGCCATCGCCAGCGCCCGCAGCTGCGCTTCCTGCGCTCTCTGCTTATCCTCGGCGGGATTGCCATCGGGTAGCGACTCGGCGGGCTGCTCCTGATCCGTGGTCTGGCTCGTATCCGCGGCATCATGCTCTGCCGCGGCGGTGGCATTATCGTTGCGCTGCTGCGCCTGGCTCACGGTTTCCATGTTGACCGGCACCAGCAGCTCGTCGCAGCCGTCAATCGGATTCTTGCCTTCGGCCGCGCGAATCTCATTGCGCGTCAGCCAGGTCTGCACACCCGTCTGATACGCGTCATAGCGGCTCTTCATGTCGCCGCGGAAGAGCGCGTCCAGGTTGAAGACGGCAAAAAAATCGCCGGAGGCCGACTCCTGCGCGCGCAGCGCGCCTACAATGTCGCGATCCAGCCGCCGCTCGTTGCGCGTAACGCGCGGACGAATGCAATCCGTCGCGAATTCAATATTCTGCTGCTCAATGTTCGAAAACGTGCCTCGTGAAAGGTCGCCAGTTTTGTGCGGCGGCACGCGCCAGACGGCGCAAATCTCTAACCAGGTGGAGTGGCTCGACTCAATCAGCTGAGAATCCCGGTTGGTTAGCCCCAGCGGCTTCACCGTCCGTCCCGGCGGCACAATCATCGCCTTGAAAGCGTTCTCGCCCGTGAAACCCTCGGCGAGCGAATCTTTCATGAGCTGTTCCGCTTCGGGGGTCATCTTTGGCCCTTCGATGGCCATACCAACCATCGCATTGTTGCGGAAAAAGCGGCTGGCATGCTCCTGCACCGCCAAACCTTTGCCAATCACCTCGGCCATGGCGCTTACCGTCGAAATGCCCATGATGCCGTCAAACGACCAGCCCCGCATGTGCAGAATCTCGTCCTGCGAGTAGCGATCGATGCGCCCGGTCGAATATGCAGTCACTTCGTAGCGCAGGCGATTGTTGGGCAGCAGATACACCCGCACCCGGTCGGGATGCAGCGGGATCAGCTGATCGATCGCTCTGCCACCCCCAGGGACTTTTAACGCGTAGGCATTACCGCGCAGCTCGAGATGGCCTTGCAGCATCTCGAAAAACTCCATCGAGGTCTGCCACGGATTTGGCTCAAGAAATAATTCCAGCGCAGGATGATCCGTAGCCGCATCGCGCCCGCCACTTTTGCGCTCGCGATAAATTCCAATTGGCAGCGAAGCCAGCGTCTCGCTGACTACGCGGGTGCAGGCAAACACCGCGGCCAGCCGCACTGCCGAGCCCGGCGAAACGTTGGGCCCAGCCGAGCTGCGATGCCCCAGGCCGGAATACCAGTAATCCGAATCGGGCGACGGAGTCCCCACAATGCCCAGCCCCATGTCCGCCCGGAAGGCGTCCCAGGTATGCGAAAGCATGGTGCGGGTGCGGGAGAAAAAGCGCATAAGTTCGCTTCTAGCTACTAGCTCCTAGCTTCTAGCTAGAGCGTGAATCTGAGTTCGCCCAGGGCGCGATCCATCTCCCAGCGAAAAGCAGTGCTGCGCTTGATAATCCCTAGCCGCCAAAGTAGACCGGCTTTCGCGCGAATCGTAAGAATGAGTTTCAGCATTTGAGGTTCTCCGGGGGGGGAGCCAGAAGCTAGAAGCTAGAAGCGCCTTTTTCACACAAACGAGAACTTCGAGTCGTCACCGCAGGCATCCGGATTGGCGGCGGCGCGGCCGGTGGCCATGATCGCCGCTACGGCGCCATCAATCTTGCGTGGCGAGTTCGGATTGCCCGGCTTCACGCAGGTCAGGTTGCCTTTGCCGTCCGACTTCACCACCAGGTTGTCGACCATGAACGTGAGCAGCGGATTCATGCCGTGCACGAAGCCGCGTCCAATGATCTGGCGCTGGAATTCCTGAATCGGTCCCGTCATCGAGACCGTGCCCTGGCGATGCTCTACCATGACCAGGCCTTCAGCGATCAGGTTCTGCACCAACTCGGCCGCGTAATACGGGTCATAGGCCAGTTCCATGATCTGGTAGCGGCGGTTGATCTCTTCGATTTCGAGCCGCAGAACTTTGAAATCCGTGACTGGACTATTCATCTGCTGCAGAAAGCCGCTGTCCACCCAGTCCTGGTAGCCATAACGTTCCTTCAGCAGTTTGTGGCAGTCCACGTCTTTCGGCACCCACGCCCAGAGCAGCAGCACCGGTACCGGCACGCCTTTCTGCTTGGGAAAATAAAGCGCCAGGCAGGTAAAATCGTTGACCTTGCCGATATCAAGCCCGCCAAAACAAACCTTGCCCAGCAGCGCCTCGAGCTTGGCCCGATGCCACGCCGCCGGGTTGCCAGTGAATTGATTCATTGACTCAATGACTCATTGACTCAATTCTTCACCGGCGTAATCATCAAACTGATTTCGACGTCACGCGGTTTTGTGGCCTGCGGCGAACAGTTTTGAAAACCTCTGCCCTGGCACACTCCGACGGCTTGCGCGACTTCTTGCGCCAGCTCGCTGCAGAAGGCGTCATGGCTGTCGGTCCATCCTTTGGCCGTCACAATGCCCAGAATCCCAATCAGATCGTAGGGCGCTCCCATACGATTCTTTTCTACCCAGTCGATGGCGCCTTCGATGCCGGGAAAGGTGAAGTACAGAACGTCAGTCTGGATTGCGTCCGGCGGCCGCCACTGCACACCATCCAGATCCAGCCAGGCTTTCGGCGAACCCAGCCAGCGCGCAATCTTTCCTCGCAGCGAGAATCGCGCGCCCAGCGTCCATCCGTCCTCGCGCTCGAGTTCAATATGCGAATGTTCGCTGTCACTGAGCCATCGGATCAGAAACGAAACCAGGCAAAGCCGCACGGTGCTGAGACGAAGTTTGGTCATGAAATTCAGCTTCTAAGCTCTCGGGCTATGCTGGACGGTCCAAATCCATCAGTGCCCCAGGTTTCCCGTCATTACGACCGAGTAGTGGATGGTGTCGCCAATTTCTTCGGTAAACGCCGTGACCGATTCAAAGTTTTCGGACTTTCGAACCTTTAAGCGATAGTGAGCGCAGTTGCCCTCTGGTGGGCAGGTCCAAGAGATCGGGGAGAAAACGTTGCCGAACTGATCTACCGGAGGGGCGACCAGGCTGGGATAAGCAGGATTGCATTTTGGGCAAGATACCCAGAAATCGAGTACCGAGCCTGCATCCACCATCGCACCTAATCCAATTTCCCCACCGTGCAGGGTGCTGGTGCTTCTGGTCCAAGATTGCGCCTGGGTAGTTCCCATGCAGCAGAACAAAAGGATGGTGCTTAAAATTAGAGTTTTCATTGGGTTATTTGTCCTTTCATTGGGTTATTTGTCCTATTAAGCCAGGAGCTGCTCTGCTTCCCACGCGCACGCTCTCCACGCCTCCGGAGAGATGAAGCGCTCCTCGCTCTGCGTCCAGATACAAAAATTGAGCCGCTGTTTCAGGCTGCGCGTGGCCGGAATCTCCAGCGCCTCTTTGACCTGCTTGTCGAGATATGATTTCTGCAGAATGGTGCCGAGGCCTGGGTTTGCCTTGATCCAAACGTCTTCATCCAGCCAGTTGTCACAATTGTCACAAGTAGGCTGCTCTTTGCCCTGCTCCCGGCACGCGGGGCAACAGTCGAGCTGGCAAACGTAGGCGAACCAGGCCTCGTTTTTCACGATGCCTTCGAGGACCTGGCGCGAATAATCGTGGTGATACCAGCAAATGGTCTCCCGGTCCCATCCGCTATTGGTGATTTCAAACGATAGCGGCTGATGCCGCGCCTTGAAGCCAGCGGTCAGCTTGTCGAGCACCATCGTGTTCGGATGCTCGTGCAGCTCGTCGGCGATAATCATGTGCGGCCGCGGCCCGTCGAGCGTCTTGTGCTCGGCCGAAACTGGCCGCATGAACGATGTCCCAACCGACAGGTTGCCGGAAAGCATCTTTCCCGAACAGCCGTGCTGCTTAAAAATCTTTTTCAGCTCGCGATGGTCATCGTCTCCGTCGACGATGCCTACCGCATCCTTGAAACAGATGGCGGCTTGCTCTTTGGCCGGCGCCGCGACGTAGACTTCGGCGGCGGGCTCGCCATCGGCGCAGACTCCGTAGGTGCCAATGCCCGCGGCCAGCGGAGTTTTGCCGCTGCCTTTGCCAATTTCGTTGTACGCCGTTTGAAATCGCCGATGTCCGTTGGGATGGATCGCACACGGCGGCCCGGCTTTTTTCCATCCGAAGAGGTTCCCAACAATAAACTGCTGGAAAGGCTCGAGCTTGAACGGGCAGAGATCACGAAAGTACTTGATGATGGAGACTGCCCCACCCTGATCGAAGTGACATGGCAGACCATCGATGATTGGGGCATTGGCGAGATCATTCAGAAAGCGCTCGACAGCCAGAAAGACCAGCCGCCCCGCAGGGACGTTGCCTGTAATTACATCCAAACTATAGCGCGCGACGGTCGGGATCCGGCTGCAGCGCGTGGCCAGCAACTTCTCCGCCGCCGACGTTTTCCACCGCGTTGTGTGCCGAACCATAGTAGGATGTGTGCGTTCTTGGCGGGAGGCCGGGTAAACCTTGCATTCGCTCCGCCAGAACCACAAAGGGCGAGTGCCGGGGATCCACGAGTCGCCTGATGACGGCTCTCGGAACATTGAGGGCCATCATTTTTCCCGCATCAGTTCACAACATCATCATTCGCACTCTTAGAGCGAAGGATCGCATCCAGCGCGCTCCGCGATTTTGGCTTTTCCGGCAGCTCGATTCCGGAACGCGAAGACGGATCCAACCCAAACGCCTGCCAGGAAGCTCGCAGCTCTTTCAACGCGCTAGCTCGCACCCGCGCCGCCGGATTGACTTTCATTACGCCGAGTCCGGTCTCTTCGTCCAGTTGAATCAAGATCGGGCCGAATTTGGCGAGGTTGGCATCCGCCTGCGCGAAAAGTACCAGGCTGGAACAAAGCGCAGCGATCGCCAGCCCATCGGTTTTGTAGAGGACGCCGTTCTCATCCAGCCCAGCACACACCCGAGGCCAAACTTTTTTTGCGGCCGCAGTCAAATGCGCCGGCATAGCGGGCTCACCCGGCAGCGCGATCGGCTCTTTTGCGTTGAGCTTGCGCTTCCCCGGATTGCCCTCGGCCTTCTTCTGCACCGTAGGCTTCCGATTCTTCCCGCCAGATCCTCGTCCGCCCATAATTAAGGTGATCCCACGTCACACCAAGCCGTTTACACACAAACCAGCCCAAAACCCGAAAAAACTTTCGCTGCGAAACTGTGCAATTGTCTGCAAGCCGGTCGTAGCTACCCCTTCGAAAGAGATCCGACCCCCTACCCCTATCATGCTGATTGCTTGGGTGGCAGTCCCGCTGTGGAGTTCCCTTGGCGCGCCCCGCGTCCTGATTTAATCTCTTGACTAACCTAGCGTGTTAGGATATTCACAGAGCCGGAGGACATTCGATATGAGAAGCAGCGATTCATCCAGCACCGGCGAAGCATGGGACGCCATCCAACGCCTTCGCTCATCTGATCCAACCGAGCGCAATGAAGCCACGCGCGCCATGGGTCCACCATCACGCCTTCGCCCGGCTCTGCTGCGCTTCGCGCGCACGCCTTACGAAGCCTGGAGGGGAGATGTCGACAGCAATCTCGGCGCTGCACTGCTTCCATTCACTCGAGGTGCGGCGCAGTATCCCTTCCGTTCCGTAGTGTTCATGGAAGGACAGGAGTCAGTGGGCGTTTGGCTGCTATGCACCGGCACTGTGCGTCTCACACGAAGTTCAGCAGCAGGCAAGAATGTCACGCTGTATATAGCTCACGCCGGCGCGTTGTTAGGATTAAGCGCTGTCATTGCGCGTGACTCACTGCGCATGGCGGCACAAACGGCGCAGGCTTGCACGTTGGCATTCCTTGACCGCGAACATTTGTTTCGCCTGATGGCGGATCCCGAAATCGCTCATCTGGTGACCGAAGCGCTGGGCCGCGAGTTGCAAGCGCGTTACAGCAGCAGCGGTGATCTAATGTTGGCTCGTTCCGCTCGATCTCGCGTAGCGCGTGTGCTGCTGTCGGTTGCGCCCGGCGACCTGCATAGTCATCTGCAATTATCGGAGCTGGCTAGCTGCTCGCGTGAAACCGTGACTCGTCTGCTTGGAGACCTGCAACGCGACGGTCTGATTGCCTATGATCGCGGCGAAATGCGTCTCTTGGATGAGGCCGGAATTCAAGCGCTTTGCGAGTAGCGTGATAGGATCATCAGATCGCCATGGCTTACTGCAAAATCCATACCAAGACGAAGCTCATCGAATTCTGCCCGAAATGCCGTGGCGGCGCCACCAGTGAACAAAAGGCTGAAACCAGCCGGCTTAATGGACTTCTGGGCGGACGTCCAAAGAAACGGTCCCGGAAGAAGAAGTAGCTTTTTCCGTCCACAAGCCGCGCTGTTCTAACGACGTTTTGCGGGCGTGATCTTCATGGCAAGCGCCGCGCAGGTTTTCCGGGTCATAAAAATAGCTCACATCGCCATTGTGCTGCTCGATATACAGCTCCGCGCGAACGATATGGTCAACATCGACGCTGGGTGCGTGGCCGCGGCAGAGCACGGCAATCTGGCAAAGCGGATCTCGCGCCAGCACAAAATGCCGTGTGCGTTCGCGCCAGGTCGTGCCATCATAGAGCCGTTTGAGGCCAGATGACCGTCGCCGCGTCTCCCGCGCACGCGCCTCACGCTGTTGCCGATTGTTAGAAGTGTGCTTCGCGCAATAGCGGCTGCCTTCAACTGCCAGCGCACCGCATTCCGGACAGATGGTGCGCGGTTTTTGTGCCATTCAGCTGATCACGACGCTTTTGTCTGTTCTACAAAATTGAAATTGCCGTCGCGCAACGGGACCAGCCTGAATTCGCGGTCGGGAAAGAACTGCTCAACCCGCTCAGCTTCCCGTTGCAGCACAGCTTTAAGGCCAACAGCGCTGTAAGCGCTTTCCGAGGAGGCGTGCGCAGCCGGCGGCGGATTTTCTTCCCATCCAGGAGCGCGACCGTAAAACAGACCTTAGTGATCATTAGATTAAGCCCGCCTTCGCAGCCATGGTTTTAGGGGATGCGACGCGGCGATCGGGCAGCGGAGTTTCGCCATCCAGGATGCGATATTGATTCAGCTTGTTGTGTAAACCGGTGCGCGAGATGCCCAAGCGTCGCGCGCAAAGCTGCAGAT